TTAGATGTTATGCCTTGTACAAAAGAGCAACAAGCAAAGGTAACACCTGGTCTTATTCAAGCACTAGACGAATATCAAAGAATCTGCTCTTGGGAAGGTGATAAAACAGGCAGTCAATGGCTATCAAAATTTAGTCCTATTCGTTTTAATAAGTATGAAGTTGGCACCATGATGAGAAGACATTATGACCATATACATAGTATATTTGATGGCAAGATGAAAGGTGTTCCTATCGTGTCTATTGTAGGTAATCTAAACGAAGACTATGATGGATCAGAATTTCATTGTAGAGGTAAAGAGATCAAGTTAAAAACAGGAGATATATTAATGTTTCCTTCTAATTTTATGTATCCTCATGAGGTAACAGAATGTACAAAAGGCACTAGATATTCGTTTGTTAGTTGGGCGTTTTAAATATATTATAAATATAAGAAAACGATTAACGGGAACTTGACTAATGGCAATGATACAGAATATCACGATAGATCAAGATTGTGATTTTACAGAAACATTAACTATCAAAGATTCAACAGGAACAGTTGTAGATTTATCTAACGAAACAATAACTTCTAGCATGAGAAAGACGCATTTGTCTGCTACAGCTTATTCTTTTACAACTGCAAAAGTAAGTGCTACAGATGGTACTTGTACTATCGCTATGACGGATGCTGTGAGTTCAACTCTTGCTGAAGGTAGATATGTTTGGGATTTAACAACAACAGATTCATCTGGATTAATCACTAGAAGAATTGAAGGAAGAGCAACGGTTACGCCAAGCGTGACTAGATCGTAATATGTCAACTAAAAAATATTTACAGAATGGTAAGTGGCCAGGTATTCAACAAGATCAAACAGTAAAACTGTCACAAGTTGAAGGCGACTTAGAAATAGATGTAGATATTGAAAAGCAAATAGCACAATTACAAGAAGCAAGATTAGCAGGTGAAATAGAAAAACCAAAAGAATTATCAATTGATCCTGAAAAACAATTAAATGAATGGCATCTTGAAAAAGGATTAAAAACTTTTCTTGCAAATGTAGAGTTTGAAAAAGAAGATTTAGATAAAAAAATAAAAGAAGAAGACGCTAAGATATCTGCGTTAGAAGAATTGTTTGGTGGTTTAATTGATAAACCTAAAACAAAAGAAGAAATAGAATTAGAAAATACCGAAGTAATTTCTGAAGATTCTTTTAATGAATTATCTGAGGAAGAAAAAAAAGAAAGAGAAAAAATAAGACTAAAAGCTTTAGGTGAATTATTTGAAAAGAAAGTTATAGAAGAAAAAATAGAAGAAGAAAAAGAAAAACAAAAAAGATTAGAAGAAGAAAGAAAACAAAAATTATTAATTGATTCTGGTTTAGAAAAACCAAAAGTTATATTAGACGAAGAAACAATAAAAGCACAACAACAAGTAAAAGAAAAATATGGACAAGCAGGTGCAAAAGCATTACAAGGATTAATGAACGCTTCTGCTAAAGAAATAGAAGCAGATCCACATATTATAGATAAAGTTCTTTCTCATATTTCAGAAATGAAAGTTGCTAATGAGTTAGATAAAGACAAGATGAAGTCTTTAAAATCAATTGACTCATTAGATAAATTAACAAAAGAGTTTTTAAACTTTAAAAATTTAACATCTATACAACTATCAACTGTTGGTGGTGGATTAGATCCAAATAAAATATCTGCTGATCTATTACCTACAACATCAGGTGCATTTGATTTAGGTTCTGCTGCTAGACCATGGCGTAAATTATTCTTAACTGGTGGAACACTAATTATAGGTGATGCTGAAATATCTAGTAGTGAGATCGCACAGTTAGATGGTGTAACAGCAGGAACAGCCGCGGCTAGTAAGGCAGTTGTTCTTGATAGTTCAACTAATATAACAGGTCTTAACTCAGTAGGTATGACAAGTTTATCATTAGGTGGTGTGGCAGTCACATCAACAGCAGCAGAGTTGAATATATTAGATGGTGTCACAGCAACTACTACTGAATTAAATCATGTAGATGGCGTCACAGGTAATATACAAACAGCATTAGATAGTAAAGCGACAAAAGCATTTGCAATTGCACAAGCAGTCGCATTAGGATAAATAAATAGTATTATAGGAAAAAATTATGGCGAAACCAAATACAAGAGCAACATTTAAAGAATACTGCCTGAGATCATTAGGTAAACCTGTAATAGATATAAATGTTGACGAAGATCAAATAGAAGATAGAATAGACGAAGCAGTACAATATTTTTCTCAGTATCATACAGATGGTGTTGAAAGAATGTATTTAAAATATAAAGTTACTGCTGACGACATAGTTAGATTAAGAACAAATAAATCTTTTAATGTTGTTGAAAAAGGAACATATGCTGATAACATAGAATTAGAAACTGGTACAAATACAGTTTTAGAAGGTGATGGTGATTTAATAAAAGAGGATGGCACAACTATACATACTGAGGATTCAAACATAGTAGAAACTGCTTATCAAGAAAATCAAAACTATTTGGTAATACCAGATGCTGTTTTAAGTGTAATAAATATTTTTCCTTTATCTGACAGAGCAAACTTAAATATTTTTGATGTTAAATATCAACTAAGATTAAATGATTTATATGATTTTTCATCAACTAGTATTGTTCATTATGATATGACTATGCGTCATTTAGATTTTTTAGATCATATATTAGTAGGAGAAAAACCAATAAGATTTAATACACTATCAAATAGATTATATATTGATATGGATTGGGAAGAAGGAATATCTGCTGATGAATATTTAATTATTGAATGTTACAGACAATTAGATCCTGCTCAACATACAAATATGTTTAATGATATATACTTAAAAAGATACACTACAGCCCTAATCAAAAGACAATGGGGACAAAATTTGTCTAAGTTTAATGGTACAGCAATGTTAGGTGGTGTTACACTTAACGGACCTGAATTATTTTCAACGGCAATTCAAGAGGTTCAAAAACTAGAGGAAGAAATAAGATCAAACTACGAAGAACCTCCACATATGCAACAAGGATAGAAATTAAATGCCAACAAATGTTTATTTTGACACTGGCACAACTTCAGAACAAAGATTATACGAAGACTTAATAATAGAACAACTGAAGATATATGGCCAAGATGTTTACTACTTGCCAAGAAAACTGGCAAACAAAGATACTATATTTGGCGAGGACCCAGCTTCATCTTTTGATGACTCTTACATAATAGAAATGTATGTTGATAATACTGACGGATACATGGGTGAACAAGAGATAATTAAAAAGTTTGGTTTAGAATTAAGAGATGATATAAGATTTACTTTATCTAAATTGAGATGGGAAACTTTAGTTAAAAACAATGGTGATTTAGTTGCTGAAAGACCACAAGAAGGTGACTTAGTTTATTTCCCTACTACAAAAGCATTTTTTGAAATACAATTTGTTGAACATGAGCAACCGTTCTATCAACAAAGTGCTTTACCTGTTTACAAATTATCTTGTACTCGTTGGGAATACAGCTCTGAAAGACTTGATACTGGCATTACTGCTATTGATACTGTTGAAGATAATTTATCGGTTGATACAATGCAGTTTCAGTTTGCATTAGAAAATGAAACTGGTTCTTTATTACTTGAAAGTGATTTAGGTGCTATTAACTACTTCTTAAACGAAGACTTTACAATGAAGACTCAACAACCTGTTGATGATGGTCAAGCATTTGAAGATAAAGCAGGAACAACAACATCATCTACTGGTGATGATATATTAGATTTTAGCGAAAGAAATCCTTTCGGAGAGGTTGATGAGTATTAATGTTTGGACAACACTTTTATCATAAACAAATTAGAAATGCTGTGATAGCATTTGGTACAATATTTAACAATGTAAATATTAAACGTACGGATTCTAGCGGAAATCCTTTACAGACAATTAGAGTACCTTTATCATATGCACCAAAAGAAAAGTTTATTGCAAGACTAGATCAACAAGCAGATTTAACAGGAACAGATTCAAAAGTGGCACTCACTCTACCTCGAATGTCATTTGATATAACTGGTTATGCTTATGATCCTACTCGTAAATTAAATAAAAATCAAAGAATATCAGTTGCAAAAAATGTAAGTGGTGATACAACAAAATTAAATACACAATATATGCCTGTGCCATATGATGTAACTTTTGATTTAAATGTTTATACTGCAACCTCAGATGATGGTTTACAAATCATAGAACAAATACTTCCTTTCTTTCAACCTGACTATACGGTAACTATGATTATGGATAGAACCTACATGGATACAAAAAGAGATATTCCTTTTATATTAGAAAGTGTTGACTATGAAGATAGTTATACAGGTGCATTAACAGATAGAAGAAGAATTATATACACTTTAAAATTTACAGGTAAAATATATTTACATGGTCCTATATCTACTAGTGCAATAATAAAAAATGCAGAAGCGGACATGTACACTAACACACAGGCTAACAGTCCATCTCGATCACAAAGAGTTACGGTTACACCAAACCCGACATCTGCTGATAAAGATGATACATATACATATACAACTACACTAGAATTTTTTGATGATGGTTTAAATTATGATGAGAAGACTGGTGAAGACAAATAACATAAGGTTTTAAAATGAGTAGTATTGATGATAAATTAAATGAAGTATTAAATATAGCTGACGAATTTGTAAAAGAAGAAAAAAATACAATAAAGAATCCTTTAGAAATAGCAACTGAACCACCTAAACCTGTTGCACCTGAAAATGTTGATGTTGATACGGACTTTGATACTGGTAGAAACGAACTTTACAAATTATTAGAAAAAGGTAATGAAGCAATAGAGGGAATACTTTCATTAGCAAAAGAAGGTGAACACCCTAGAGCATACGAAGTAGCAGGACAATTAATTAAAACACAAAGCGAAGTAGCACAAAACTTATTAGACTTACAAGGCACACTTAAAAAACTAAAAGAAGAAAAAGGTTCGGTGCCTAAAAATGTAACTAATGCTTTATTTGTAGGTTCTACAACTGAACTACAAAAACTTATAAAAAAAAATAAAGACAAAAAATGAAATTAGACCAATATTTAGGAAACCCTAACCTAAAAAAGGCACACACAAAATCACGATTTACACCAACACAAGTAGATGAAGTGATGAAGTGTCTTGAAGATCCTAAATACTTCATAGAAAAATACTTAAAGATAGTCTCAATTGATAAAGGCTTAATACCTTTTGAGATGTATGACTTTCAGCGGAAGATGGTAGATACTTTCCACGATAATCGTTTTACAATTTGCAAGTTGCCAAGACAAAGTGGAAAGTCAACTATCATTATATCCTACCTCTTACATTACGTTTTGTTTAACGATAATGTGAATGTTGCAATACTCGCCAACAAATCTTCTACGGCAAGGGATTTATTAGGGCGACTGCAACTTGCTTACGAGCACTTGCCGAAATGGATGCAACAAGGCGTCATCAACTGGAACAAAGGTTCCCTAGAATTAGAAAACGGAAGTAAAATCGTAGCGGCGAGTACATCTTCTAGTGCTGTTCGGGGAAGTACCTTTAATATAATATTCTTAGATGAGTTTGCTTATGTGCCTAATAATATTGCACAAGAATTTTTTAGCTCAGTATATCCTACAATATCATCTGGTCAATCATCAAAGGTTATGATTGTATCTACACCACACGGAATGAATATGTTTTATAAGATGTGGATGGATGCAAACAATAAAAAAAATGATTACGAACCTATTGAGGTACATTGGTCTGAAGTGCCAGGTAGAGATGAAGCATGGAAAGAACAAACAATTAGAAACACAAG